TTGTTCTTTCGATAATATTACATAATTAATTTTAAGATTGTAAAAATATAATATCACAATTATTATTAAATATATTAATATCTTCATATATATTTGTTTATATTTAAAAAAATAAATAAATAAATAAATAAATAATATGAATATGAATAAAATATATCCGAATGTTTCAATTTTGACTCCTACGTATGAAAGGAAAAATTTTATAGAAATGTGTATATTTAATTTAAAGAATCAAACATATCCTTTAAATAAATTAGAATGGTTTTTGCTTGATGATAGCAAGGAACCATACGCAAAAGAACAACTTGAACATATAAAAAAATCTATTCATCCTATTAAATTAAAATATGCACATGAAAGAGTAAAACAAGAAATAGGAACTAAACGAAATAAATTAGTAAAGAATAGTACATATAAAACATGTATCATGATGGACGATGATGATATATATCAACACACATATATTAAAAAATCTATTGATACTATGATTAATAATAAAAAACAATGTGTTGGATCAAATCAAATGATTTTCTTTTTTAAAGATAAACCAGATAAAAGGTTAACTATAATTCGTTGTGAAGCAAAAAGACAAATTCATGAAGCGACTATGTGTTTCACAAAAAAATATTTCCATTCTATGAATGGTTTCAAAAAAAATTCCCAAGGAGAAGGAGTTGGGTTAATAGATTTTAATGATAAAAATGTAGAAAATATCCCAATTGATGAACTGATGGTGTGCGTAGCACATAAAGGACAAACATTGTCAAAAGACCCGTTTTACGATTACTCACCACATGTTAATCCATATGATAATCGTGATGTAATAAAAAATCATTATGAATTATTAAGTAAATTAGATGTTTAGGCGGGATTATTTGCTTCAAACTCAGTGATAGACCTGGATTTATAGTCACCTTTTTCTTCTTGTGAAAGAGAATCCCATACACATTTTTGTACTTTTCTTTTATCTTGTATGTCATTTTCCTCAGCATATAGTCTGAATTTTTCTTTATTTTCAGGTTGGGCTTTAAAGTAGAAGAATGCATTGAGTGGGCGAGGCTTTTTAGGAGGTTTATCCGGAACATTGTCTTGTTCAGGTGATTTCTTTTTAGGGGGTTTCTTAGTTTTAATATTGTCCTTGAAGATAGGATCATCAATTTCAGGTGAATTTTGCTGAGGGACTACTTCCTTTTTAGGTTTAATATCGGGTGAATTTACACACGTTTCTTCAAGGATATTATCATCAATATTATATGGCATGGCTTTGATGATCATTTCCTTCGTACATTCGTCTGAATTAATTTCCTTACCAGAAAAGGCTTCACAAATAAATTCTACGATTCTTTCAGCGAAAATCTCAGTGGATGATTGGTGGAAATCCATTTTTTTATATATGTTTTAATTTATATAATTCTTAAACCCAAAATCAAATTTACTAATTTAAGGTCTTACAATAATTCTTCTAATAATGATTTCTTATATTCTTCAAGATTAACAATTCCCATATCTTTATTACAAGAGGAACATATTGGTTTAAGATTAGATAATTCAGTCTTACCACCGTAAAATGCAGAAACAATATGACCACATTCAAAAGAATCATAATCTGTATTTCTATTACAGACGTAACAGTTACCTTCAAGATTATTTTTATTAAATGTATTCCATACTTTTTTTCGTAAAGGTTTTTTTATTTTAATATGGTTATTTTTAATAGAAATATGTTCCATTTCATGATACGAAATTTTATTTTTAATTTTATATGATATTCTATCAATCCATTCAAAATTTTGATAAATGCTTAAATATAATGGATTTTCAGGTTGTTTTTCTTTACATTTGAAATATAAATTATCATAATTTTTAATATTTTTTTTAATTTGTGACGTACCATTTGAACCTCCATAATAATTATTTAATTCAGTAATTTCATTAATAATTTGTGATTTATCTGTAATATTTAGTTTTTTTATAATACCTTTTTCATTTATATATTTTAACATATTATTAAAATTAATATGCGGAATATGTGGTTTTTCAGATGATTTATTATATATGCCGAAATTATTTATAAAATATGTTTCGATATGTTTACCAATAGAAATCCAATCATCCATATTATTAAATAAAACTAATGGTTTATTTTTATTAATAGAAATAAATAATTCATTATATTCTGATATATCATCTAAAATTATAATACTTAATGCAATATTAAAATTAATTTTATATTCATTATATATTGTATCAATACATTGTATCCTGTGTTGTCCGTCTAAAATCGCATATTTTTTATTAAATTCGCATAATATAATTTGATTCGGAAAAGAAAATATATTGTATTTTTTAAAATAACCTTTTTGGTATTGAATTAATTCATTTAAATGATTAACATCAATATTTCTTTGAATTTCGCCACAAATTTCTTTAAATAATAAATTATCTTTATTTTTTATAAGTTTTAAGAAATCACAAACATTTAAAATTTTTAAATAGTTTTTTTGATTATATTCAATATTGTTCATTTCATTATTATTTAAATGAATATATATTTAAATATTAAAGAATATATTATAAATATTATGTCAGACCTTTCAGGAAATGAGATAAATGGGATATTAATTTCTGATAAATTCTTAAATAATTATAATGAATATATAAAAAACATAGATGTTGACAAATTGCGGAATTTTTTTGATGATATTGAGACAAACCGTAATTATTTTAGATTAAATATTAAAAAATCTAAACGATTTACCAATAAAAATAATGATACATTAACTATTAAAAATATTAATTCGAATATTAATAAATGTACAGAAACAAATATCGATCAAATATTAAAATTAATTGTGGATGATATAAAAAAAAATGAACATTTAATAAATTTAATAATTGAAAACTTATTGGAAAAATGTATATCACATCATATTTATATTCACATTTATATAAATATTATTAATGAAATAAATAAAAATAATAATGTTATTAGAATTTTAAATAATACTTTAAATAAATATTATGATATTATTTTTAATCATAATTATGTAAAATCTGGTAATATTTATGAAAATTTATGTAATGAAAATAAAAAAACAGATAATATGATTGGATATTTAATGTTGATAACATATTTAGATAAAGATGATATCATAAAAGAAAGAATAGATGGATTATTACAAAATATTTTTACAGATATTCTAGAAAAAGATAATGATGAAATATTTAAATTATTAAATTGTATTCAAAATATTTGTAAAATTTCAAAAGAATATATTATAAATTATATTGAAATAATAAAACAATTAAAAGATAGAAAATATAATTCAAAAGTTCGCTGTAAAGTTATGGATATTGAGGATATGGTGTGAATATGGATTTATTGCTCAGTCCGATTTTGATTTTCTAGGCGTGGGTGCCGAGCAGGGCGGCTCCTACGCTACCCTGTTTCAAAACCAAGTCCTGGCGATCCCCGTCGGCCTGCTGCTTGGCGATTATTGATGAAGCATCGCCCCAGCCGTTCACCAGCTTCTCCTTTTGGTTGCCGTGTAAACCCCAGAAATTAACCTCCGCATTCCCTGTACCTCCCTCAACAACTTTACACCCACAAACATTTTTAAGCATATTAGCTAAAAGCATACCTAGAATTAACGCAACTATACACATAATCCATTTATCCATAATATTTATAATATAGCATAGAAAAAAAAAATAAGTTAATTTATTAATAAATAAATATAAAGATAACATAAATGGATTATAATTACACATTTGATAATAATATTTATAATAATAGTCCTATGGTATTGGATAATAATACTTCATATGAATATATAATAGATAATTTAGATAATAAATCAATGTGTAATGTTGAAATTTCACCAGATATATTAAAAATAAATGAAATTAAAAATAAAATAATAAATATATTAAATGATTCGGATATTAACGCATCCGATACTCAATGTGAAAATCAAGAAATAACTAAATTATGTGATTCATATGATAAATTTAAAAATGATTATAAAAATGAACAAGAAAAATATTTATTATCAGAAAAAAACTTAAATGAAGCGATAAAAAAAATACAATCAGATTTAAAAAAATTGGATCTAATAGTTAAATTTATGAATGAAATTGGAGAAAATAATTGTAAAGACCAGTTAAACGAAACTATTATTTCGAATTTAAAAGAATTTTCTAAGAATATTGAAGATAACGAAGATATAATAACTACCAAGAAAGAATATATAATAAATAAAACAAATATAAATAAATATTTGGAATTTATAAAAAAGATAAATCATATGAATATTAGTAATATTTGTCCATTATGTTTAACGAATTGTGTAAGTGTATATTTAAATCCTTGCGGACATACATGTTGTGATGATTGTTATAATAGGATATGTGAAAATAATAATAAATGTTTTTTATGTAGAAATAGAATATTAAATAAAAACCCTTTATACTTTTCGTAGAATATATGAAATTATAATAAATTATTTAAAAATATTATATATGTATATATTGGATATTAATAAAATCCGCTCAGATATGAGTAAATTCAAATTAACGCGAGTGGTAAAAAATATATATTATTTTTTTTATCCTAAATTTTGTAAAAGATTCTCAAAAAAATCACGATCATTAGATGCATTTCGTGAATTTTTTAAAAATGTATAATGATCGTCCAATGATACGTATTTATTATATATATTATTAATGTTAATACATATTATATTTTTATCAATGGAAATTATCTTACCTTTAACATCTATCAATAGATTATTTTTTTTTATACAAATTATAAATTGATTTATAAATATATCTTTATTTTTTTTTTCATATAAATAATAATTATTTAGTTTTAATTTGATATCATCGTTTAAAAAAAATACGATTGAATCTTGTTGATTATTTGAAAGTTCTAATATATTTTTTAAAGGTTCGATATTCATATATATTATATATTAAACAAATAATTTTTAATATATAATATATATGATAAAAGATATTAATGAAATAAAAAAACACTTGAAAAATTGTGTTGAAATAGAATTACCATATCCATTTAATAAAGAAGTATATATAAAATATATAACAGTAAAAGGACCAGAAGAACTATTTTATTTAGGTGGTAAATTTATAAGATTATTAAATGATAAAATAGTATTATCAAATAATGGTAATACTTGGACAGTTCCAATAAATTTAAAAAATAAACAAGGAGAGATTATATATAAAACAAGATTTTTTGTTGAAAAAGATTTTAATAAAGAAAAAGATACAGATGATAATTTAGAATTAAAATCTATAATAAAAACTCAACAAGATATAATAGAAAAACTGTCAAAATCTCTAAAACTTAAAAGTGATGAAAACAATAAAATGAAAAATATATTACAGAGAATTAAAAGATAAAAATATATTGCATATATATATGGAATTAGTAAAATTAATTATATTAAATGTAATTATGATATATTTTTTAAGATATAATAAAAAATATATATATTTAATTATGATATTTTTGATGATATATTATTTATATTTAAATAATTTTGAAACAGAAGGATTTTTAAATTATGATATTAATTCAGGAAATTATATTCCAAATTCATATGTAAGTAATTCAACAAAAATTAAGAAGTATATTTATGGATTTCATCGAGGGGAAGGTTCTATGAAAGAAATGCGTACGGGGAGTATTATAGATTATTTAACAAAAATATTATCGGATGAAGTAGATAAAACGACAGATGATAATTATAAGACGAGAGATGATTATAAATTATATAGAGAAAAAGATATAATATATGATTATCATACTGAATCGGATGATAATTTAATTCAATATAAACCAAGAAAAGTATGGGTAGATGGACCTGAGAGAAATTTAAGGTTAGATTATGATAGAGATACGGGGATGTCAACCGATAGCAGGCCAGCAGAACCTTCTGGTTCATATCCATCTGCGCCGGGAAAAAAACCAACCCGTCCTCCCCCCCCCCCA